TTGAGTCAAGAATGAATGAATCGGCAGCAGGCGAAGAAGCAAAGGGATACACATTAGTCAAACGTAGAAAGTTTGGTAGAAATGATCCTTGTCCTTGTAATAGCGGATTAAAGTTTAAGAAATGCTGTATCAATAAAGTAAATCGGTAATTAATTAACCCGCCCTTATGGGTGTATAATTGGAGAGAGGGTAATGGATAATTTATTAGATAAGATATTTCATAAAAAAGAACAAAGTAAGCGATCAACCACAACAGCGGTAACATCAGGCGAGATGTCGGCAGCTAGAGAATATGCTGATACATTTATGGCAAATCTTGAGTTTATGGCGAGTGTGAATAAGCTTATTAATGGCCCAAAACCAGAAATTGATACTAGATATCATATTATCATTTCTATGCCGATAGATACTGTTGGCATTGCTGAAATAAAAGTGGTGTTTGATAGGGAAAGCAAAAAGCCGATATACGCCGAAATAAAGGAGATCGACAAAGATTAAGTTCATGACAACCAGCTACCGCCTTTTAACAATGTGTAGCGCATTAAGTGGCTGGTTGTCGCCTTATATGGTCAGGTGGCGGAATAGGTAGACGCTATTAAGCAGTAGGCAGATGCTCTAACTCTAGACCTGTAGGAAATGACAGGTGGGGCGAGAGGCGAAACACTCGAAAGAAATAAACGCATAACAAAGAGACACGGTTCGATTCCGTGGATAAATGGAAGTGATATTCCATGAATAAATGGTAAATGAGCTAGCAATTAGGTGTTATGCAGGGTGCAAATCCCTGCCCTGACCACCATATTATGGAATGAAGCTGACTGGTAACCAGAAAGCCCGAGACCGCACCCTGACTGATCGCAGTCACAGGCATAAAACTAGGAGCGGCACAAAGGATAACAGTAGGTCGGTTTTCATTCCACCCTATTCACCTATTAGGAGAGAGTTAATGAAATATAAATTATTTGGGATGAGCTGGGATTTAAAGCCTGTATTTATATTTATCTGGCTTTGTATAATGATTGCATTATTTTGCGGATTTTTAGTTTATGCTTTTGAAGATAAGCCAATTGTAGCAATTGCATATTCTTTAGGCTGTTTTTTATGGGCATATATCAACCATACACTGGAAGCTAACGGTAAATTAAATGACCACCGCCCAGCAAATTATAGACCTAGCCGCTAATGGCGAGAGGCAGAGAGATCATTTATTAAATTGCTTGGCTAGGCATATTAATAGCTTAAGTAGAACAAAGCAGGCTGAATTTGGTTTGTTGCTGAAAAAGCATCATGATAAATTGTTTATTGAGGATATAAAAAAACGAATGAAAGCCATGTCGTGATATAATGTAATTTGCCGACTAGGTTTAGCGACCGAAAAGGGGAGGCACTGTAACTCCCCCTGTCACTTTTCATTAATTACAGCAACCATTACAGAGGTTGATATGATTACTCAAGATCAATTAAAAAGAACACTGCATTACAGTCCTGAAACAGGCTTATTTATTTGGCTAGTTTCTACCAACCGAAAAATAAGAATAGGCCATATTGCAGGTACATTAGAGCATGGTTATATTGGGATAAGAATTAATAAAGAAAAGTATCTTGCGCATAGGCTTGCGTTTTTATATATGGAAGGCAGGTGGCCAGTACAAGTAGATCATAAAGATCATATTAGAAACAACAATAAGTGGGCAAATTTAAGAGAAGTTATTTCTAGTGAAAATTGCAAAAATCTATCATTTAGTAAATCAAATACATCCGGCGTAACGGGGGTTTATTGGACTAAAGGCTTCAATAAATGGCTGGCTCAAATTACTTTGAATTATAAACAGATTTATTTAGGTAGATACGAAGACAAATTTGAGGCTATTTGTGCCAGAAAATCAGCAGAAAACACATACAATTTCCACGAGAATCACGGAAAGTAAATAATGCGAGCCGAAACCTACTACATCCTAACCGAAGATAAGAAAGGCGATGCTATTGAGCACATCGTGTCGCTTGAGGCTGGCAATAAATACAAGGTCACTATCTCCAATGCAGGGGATAAGACCAGTAAACAGCGCGGTTATCAATGGCGGCTCTATACTGACATATCAAAGTCTGGCTTAGGTGGTAAGCATGAAGAAACACCAAAGACAGTTGATAGGGCATGTAAACATCGCTTTGGGTTATCCATATTCATGCGTGACGATGATTTCTTTGCGGAGTTATACGAGATGTACAGAAAGGCGCACAACGATGACCCTGAGCATTTAAGGTGGTTTGCTGAAACTCAGGTGCATACAGAGAATTTTAACACTTCCCAAATGGCTGAATATTTAACCATGATAATTAACTACTACGCACCTAAAGGCTTTGAACTAACCGAACCTAGCCAGTATGGGCTTAAGTGAGGTATTTATGAGTGATGTTATTTTTTGGTACATAATTACAGGGGTTTGTATATTTGCGGTAACATTAAGCGCATATTTCGATGCGTGTGGAATTAAAACCAAGCCATTTAGATATCTGATTTACTGCGCTATCCTATGGCCTCACGTTATTTATTACATGTACAGCAATACTGAAACCTAAACGCCAGAAGAGATGAAACAATCCGCCCTTAAGCCAGCAAGGAAGAAAGCCTGTAAGGTGTGCAAGGAGAAATTCACGCCCCCTAATACACTGACTCGAACCTGCAGTATTAAATGCGCCATTGCAGACGGTAAAGAAACGCAGAAGAAAGAATATAAGGCTATCACCAGAAAGGCGCGCAAGAAACTAAATGACAATGATCGGTCTTATTGGCTAGATAAAGCACAAACAGCCTGTAATGCGTATATCAGGGAGCGAGATAAGCATTTACCGTGTATATCTTGTGGCACTACAAATCCAAATATTCAGTATTGCGCCGGGCACTTCAAAACCAGGGGCGGACATCCAGAATTAAGGTTTCATCCAATGAATATCCATAAACAATGTAATAAGTATTGCAATATGTCGCTCTCAGGCAACATAGCAGAGTACAGGCCGCGACTTATTGAGAAAATAGGGCTATCTGCCGTGGAGTGGCTGGAAGGTGCTCACAAACCTCAGAAACCATCTATTGAGGACTTGAGAGAGATTACTGAATACTACAAAGATTTAAGAAGGCTTCTCATTAGTAACGATTAACTTCCCGCACCAGTTACAAGCGCAGCCTTTTTCGACATAGTGCCAACCTTCTTCTTTGCAGTTATGGAGTATCATCTTAGGTTGCGTTGTCTGATCTTGAGATTTCACACCAAGTTCCTCCACCTAGACTTGTATCATATTCAAGAATAATTCTATCTTGCGCGGCTGTTAAGCTAAAATCACCAGAACAATCAATATTACCCGTGCCGTCTTTAACTATTACGGTTCTTGTGGAATCTGCCGCTCTCAATTGTAGCCTCATCCCATCAAGCCCGCCGTTAATTGTATCTAGGTCATCTGTTGCTGCGTCAGCTTCAGTATCAATAGTATGTCTTGACCCGATAATTGTAACGACCCCTGTTGCAATTGTAACCTCGCCGCTTGATTTGATTATCTCCCTTGTATGGTCAAATTGATTATCAACAAAAACATTATCACTATGGATTGTAGAGGCTTGCTTGTTGCCAATTCTTTGGACAGCTCTTTCTGCTGCAGCTGTTGCAAAATCTATTATTGGAACGCCGCTTCCGGCCGCCATTTCCTCAAAATCACAACCAATAACGCTCCCACCATCGTCTGTGTTCCAATCAATAATAGCGGTCGCCGTTGATCCTTTACCAAATGTTGTTCCCATGAATGACACACGACCATTGTCGATGACACAGAATCGATCATGTGCTTCTAATAATTTTCCACCATTAACAAGTGTTCGATTAAGTCTTTCGCCGCTGCCTGTATCAGCGCCTTGAGTGTTGTTGTTGAAATTTATATCATTCCCCTGGGCCTCTGGGTTTATCAGTTCTGGATAGGCTGTATATGCGCCAATATCAAAACCTATTGACGTACCAGAAGCGCCAATACCGCCAGAATCGGCCCGGCAATTAATAAGGTTAGGTGACTGAACAACATTCCCGGACGTTCCAAGCGTCCTAAATCCAACCTCATGGCCAAACGAATAGCACGACGAATACAAAAAAGAATCTGCATTATTTTTCTGTAAATAAGCAACTCCACTACGGTAATTAACAGAGGTAGATAAGCCAAGCTCCGCAGTCAAATAAGGCCATGCGTGGCAATCAAAACCACGGCTCACATCTGAGCCCCCACCTAGTTCTATTCCGCTGACACAATCAAGCCTAATATTTGATAGCCTATGTCGATTCCCGCTATCATCAAAAGCTTTGTCAAAGCCCAGTATCATTAGGTTATCATATATTGTGCCTGTTCCTGATGCTGTTATTGCCGTGCCTGTAAATGCAGCAACCAAGGCATTTGCTTCAGAATCATTTGTTGGGACACTATATCCATTCAGGTGCGAAGCTAATATAGCCGCATTTACAATGCCTGACCCATGTCCGGCAGTGGTAATCGTTCCAGAAACCAATAAGATGCCGCCATAAAATGTGTCATAGGTAAAATTATTTCCCTCATCCTGATCAACTATTAACATCTGACCGTTAATAACAACGTTATCAGGAAATGTTATATTTGTTACTTTATATCGTTTAGATGGATTGAGTAATACTTGACCGCCTAACGGAGACTCAAAAGAATCTAAAGCGGATTGAATAGCCACTGTGTCGTCTGCGGATTTATCACCAACAGCCCCGTGCATTTCAGCCGTAACAAATAATGACGTACTTAACCACGCCGTGCTACCGTCCCCGCCAGTAGGGATAAACTGTGATCCACAATAAGCACCACCATTATCCGAGTAAGTGCCAGCTGCCGCGCCTGTGACGGCTTTGAATAGACCGCCATCTGCTGATTCAATAACTAGCGATTTACCAGAAACAGGCGTTAATAATACTGCAGCTGTTTTGTTTGCAACAGTATAGCTACCAACATCAACAGAAGCATTCTGATCAGTGTTTAAGTTGTCTGCTAACTGGATAGCATTGACGGTTAAATCTGCATCCGCTTCGGCTTCTGTTGGAAACAGCCACAGATCATAGTCACCATTGATAAACGGGATAAACCGAGGGCCAACTGATGATGTTATTGGGAAGCCTTGCGTATCTAGCGGACATTTAACCAGTGTTGTTAATCCGCCAGAATCGGTCGCCATATTTAAAGGTGTTGTTGTGCCTTGTTCATAGGCTTTCATCCACCAGTTTTTATATAAAATACTGTCGTATTGCGGGATAGTTAGCGCTATTGGTGCAAATGCCATTATTGCTGCTCCTGTAAAGTTGGTGATGCAATCAATGCAGCCGATCCAGCTTGTTTTGCTCTTCGTTTAATTTCTTCAGCAAAAAACACGGCATCCGATATCAACTTATTTGCGGGTGTCATCGATTTAGGCAAAGACTTAATATTTATAGGGTCAAGGTTTTGATCAAGCAACAAATCTGTTAAATCAGATACACTTCTATTTTTAACAGGCGTGTGTTTTAGATACGCCCTGGTGACTCGTTTTGCATTCTTTCCAGACCTAGCCAGATCATCTGCAAATTTCGTATTGTTCAGCGTGATCCTCTGCGCTGTTTTCTTTGCAAACTGACCAAGAGCCGGAACTGCTACTGCGCCTGTAGCTGCTCCAACAGGGCCAAAAACTGAACCGATAGCGCCGCCACCGCCTATACCAATAGACGCGCCTAACATACTTGTTGCTTGGCCTTCAGATATACCGAACTTACCTAAAAATTTAGCTACATTTGCTGACGTTGTTCCTTGCTCGATTTGGTTTAATGCTTGAATTTCATCTGCAGAAAATCCTCTGCGTCTTTTCTTGTTCTTGAGAAGCTTTCTAACTTCAATTCTTAGTCCGTTTTCCATGCCGCTGGCTGTGTGACTGGCATTTTCTATAATGTCAGCAATATCACGCGATTTGAAGCCACGCTGCGCCATGCCTCTGGCTTCTCTAAACTTTCCGCCAATTTGGTCAGACAGACTGTCAATTGCTGTATCAAGCTCATCAACAATAATCGTTCCAATCCTTGCGTCCGGCGGATCAATGCTTCTGGATGCGTTAGACGCTACTTTTCTTAGCGTTTCAAGATCGCTTGGTGTTTTTGGAATGCCTTTTTCACTAATAAACCTCTCTATTACGGCTTGAGATTTTGGGGTCAGTGTTTTATCAATCCCTTCTTTAGCTAATTTTTTCTGCAGCCCATCAACAAAGTTATCAAAAACCTTTGGCTTTACTCTTATTCCTGATTCGTCAAGCGCCTTATATGCATCAGACGCACGCTGCTTAATAACCTTTAAATCTGGTGCGGCTTGAGTGATTGCTTTTGAAACGCTTGGCGATAGTTTTTGCCCTTTTAATTTAGCTCCCTTGAGACCTTTAACGCCAAGCAATTCTAGTGCAGCCGTCGGCAATGTATGCGCTATTGTTGCTAACTCTGGGCTTCCAGTTGCCTCAAGAGTTGCCTCACCTAATACAGTAGATACTCCGCGCTCCTGAACCTCGGATACAGTTTGTGCTGCCTCTTCCAATGTGCCGCCAGTAGCTAAAGTACCAAGCCCGCCAAGACCAGAAAGCGGCTTTCTAACAATATCAACGCCCTTTCCTACAAGCTCGCCAATATTTTTGAGCTTTTCTTTTCCAGCCTCGCTTCTTGGGTCAAAAGTTAGCGCATCCTGTACCATTCTAACCGTGTCGGTCGCTGATTGTGAGCCACCAAAAACACCAGAAACAATCCCAGAAATACCGGCAATAGGCTCCGCGAGGACACTTGAGCCAATAGACAATAAAGCCTCTCCAAGCCCGCCATCTTGTTTTTTAAGTTGATCCCCTATTAGCCCTTCTTCTGTCTTATCCCCAGTTATAGGCAGCACCTCTTCCGCCAAAGCTGGCTCTGAAGAAGCAAACAAGTTTCTGCCACCAGTCGCCAGCTCTTGTGTCTGTGGTTCAGCAAATAGATTTCTGCCTGCCATTATTGATTGCCTAGCCGTTGTAAAACTTGTTCTCTAGTCATTTTATTGGCTCTCATTGTTTCCGCAATATCTTCTTCCGAAACACCTTTTGGCAATATTACAGTTGGCTCATCCTCTAAAACAAATTCTAAAGCCTCTCTGATGTCTTGAGCCGCCGCCTTGTCGCCTGCCGATTCTGCGGCTCTTATTCCTCGTTGAGCCGATCTGTTGAGAATCTTTAGCGTTTGGTCAAGAAGGCGTTTGTTACCCGCTGTTGATTTGCCAAATCCGGCCTCAATGCTTGCTAATCTAGCGCCCTCGCGTTCAGTAAATGCAGCACCGAAAGTCGCTCTTAATTGGCTTAATACAGCCTTTCCTAAACGGCTAGATAATTCAGCCTCGTCTGCACCTTCTACTCCAAATAATTGCTTAGCTTTCAACGAGACCGCATCAACTCCACCTGTTGGTACTTGTCCAATCAAATCCAGTGCGCGGCGAATATTGGCTGTTGCATCTGCTGCATCGATACCATTATCAATTTGATTCTGTCGCCTTGCTGCTTGTCCTTTTGATGTAACCTTTATTCCCTCTTCTTGGCCTTTCGCCAAAACATCCGCGGCCCGCTCTTCTTCTGGCGTTTCTTTTGAAACCTCAAATCCTTCAGGTATATCAAATTCTGACAATTCAGCAATATTCGTGTTTGGGTTGAATGTTGGTGTTACCAGCATCTTTTCTTTAGTATCAGGATTAACCAGAGTTACAGGTGCGAAGGCTCTTGTACTAACTCTGCCGGATTCTGGCTGATTGATTCTTTTATCCAGTTCAACAGCTTGAACAGATTTAGCCAGCAAATCATCGGGGTTAGTATCTAATAAAGATAGCGCCCGCTCTGTGTTGTCGGTTGGCAAGCCTGCCGACTGTAAAGCTGATATCCGGTCATTTAAAGCCGCTCTAACGCCTTCAGTGTTACCAGCCTTTAAGTCAGGAATAATCTTTGATGAAATAGTGGCAACCGATGAAATAAATCGCTTATCCTGCTCATTGAATTGCTGCTGCGCTGTTGGTACTTGGCTTTGCGCCTGAGATGCCTGAGCCTCCAACAATTTCTGTTTAATAGGCTCTAAGGCTCTCGCCTCTTCTAGCTGCTGCTGACGGCTTAAACCTAACAATGCGTTGCTATAAGTTGAGCCAACATCTATATTTTGACCTTGTAATGCAATTAGCGGATTAATAGGCATAATTAAAAACTCGGATCGTAGATGAATTGATTTGTTGGAATGCCGCCCGCTGGTATAGGCGCAGGGCTTGTTGGTGGTCTTTGACCGCCCGCGACAATACCTGCTGTTAATAGGTTATTAACAAGATTAGCGCCGATATTTCCTTGCGCTATATCGCCAGCCGCTTGATTTGCGCCGCCCGAAGCGATCAGATTAGAAATATCTGAACCAGCGCCAATAGCTGTGTTTGCTTGCGATCTTGAAACACCTGTTCCTATGTTGAGTAAATCGCCAATACTTTGTTTTTGCTGAGCAATCAAAGGAGATGCTGATAATAATACGTTTCTGCTCAATTGCTGCAACGTATCACCGGCACTTATCCTGCCTCTTGCAGCCGCCAGATTCATTGTGCCTGTGTTAGCAGCTTCTAATGATGCTTGAAACAGAGGGTTATTCTGCAGAAAATCGAACTGCTGCTGAGGATCAGTTAAAAATGGCGCTTTATCTAAACCTGTTAATCCTATTTCACTATAAGGCTCTAAAAATTCAAGCCCTCTTTCCGACCCTTCTCTGGATGCTTGTAGTGCTGATTGTGTCGCTGCAGCCTGCGCATCTGTCGCATCAGAGGCCGCATCGGATGTAATCAATGCACCAGCAATGCCGCCGACTGCGATTCCTGTTCCAACCCAAGACATTACTCGCCTCCTTCTTCTAAGCCAATAGAGGCGCAGAACTTGTTGTATTCGTTGTGATCTTTTGCAATCAGATTGTTTTCAATAACATCTAAATCAGTTTCATCTGTTCCGTGTATTGCTGTCCAAATAGTATCTTCGTGTGTAAATAAAGCCACTTTAGACCCTGCAGGAAAAACCGCTGTATATGGGCCTTTGATTCGTCTTGAGCCGTATTCTGTAGTAAATGAAACATCGCCACTTAAAATCATGCATAATCGTGGTAATTTATGAAGCTTTGACACCATTACAGAGCCTTTCGGTATAAATAACTCACGCGCATAAATGCCTTTAGTATGATAATGCGTTAAAACGCCATTTTCAGGCTGAGACAATTCATCAGATAAAGAGCTTTTCATACTCTCTTCTAAATCATCGATAAGCTGACGGGTAATTTTGCGAGACTCTAAATCTTTGGGGTCTACCTGGTTAATAATATCATCATTAGACGACCATTCAATTTGCGGTATCAGATAATTTTCTTGAGGTTTTGTCAGTTCGTTCGCGCTCATTACTTACCTTGTAGCTGATCGGTTAATAATGGCGTTCTTGCCTTCCCGAAATAAAGGCATTCGCACTATAAAAACATTATAAGCAATTAATGCAATAATGTCATTCACTATGGAGGTGGTGTGTAAGCCGTGTCAGCATTGCTAATTAATGTTGATATAGTAACATCATCAAGCTTTATATGAAAACTTGAGCCGTCAACCATCTCCACATGATAATCAACACCAGCATGCACGTAAATACTGACTATCTGCTCAAGGTTAATATAAACAATTCCATCACCATGATGATTTACTAATTTTGTCAGTGTCATCGCTGTTCACCCCACTCGATAACACAATCAGCCGCCGCTGTTGAGGCTGTGCAAGTAACGACAATGTAATCACCACGAACTATAGGAAATTCTATTCTATCTCGATAAGGGTTATCCACAGATTCACGTTTTGCCGCTTCAACAGGAACAGAGATCACGAACTGTAAACCAGCTAATGTGACTGCTGTTGCTCTGACAGCCGTTGCATCCATGTCTGTTGAATCACTTTCCATATACGATCCATTACCTACAGCCTTTAAAGTTTCACCTGTTATTTGTGTAGGGTCTCTTGTTACCCATACTTTAAAAACGCCTTTCTTAGAGCAATTTAGAGATACCCTAGCAAGCGTAGCTGTTCTTGTATTTGTTTGTGAATTAATTTGAAGCGGGTTATGAACAACAAGAACAGGAGTGTTAGTAGAAACAGCGACCGACTCAGCATAAGCAGAAGCATAAGCCTCTCTGTCATTTTTTGTTCCATTTTCGGAGGTGATATCAACGCATCCGATATGCATCTCAGTATTCTCTGTGGTGCGCTCGCATCGAAAATGTGCTGGTAGTGCGGGGTTTTCCATCGACAGGGCAGTTAATGTGCCTAGATTATTGATTGTATAAACGAGAACATTATTTATAAAAAACTTGTAATTTCCAACTCCGCGCCATTGGAACTGTATATCATATATATTTCCTTTTTCCACATCAAACCCAGAAACAACAGATGTATCAATAACCGCGTCAACCTTGGAAACGCCACCGCTTTCTAACTGAGCGTATAAAAGACCGTCAGATTTTAATGCAAACTGGACCTCATTTTCGCCATGAATCCCAACCCCCCAGTCTCTGATGCCATCATTTGTCTTATTAGGACACCACAACGCCGTTGAAAATAGATGGCCTCTGTTCGGCTGGTAGCGCGGGCATTCTCTCGACTCTAAATAAACTACTGTATTCGTCGCATCTGTGATTAATTTCCCAGCACTATCTGTCGATGTAATATTGGTCGAGGTATAGACCTGCGTTCCATTCTCATACATAAACCATGCCGCAGGGTCTATATCAAAGGTAAATTTTCCAGAAAAGAGAGAGACAGGAAAAGAAACCTTTTGAATGCCCCATGCGTCCTCTATTAAATCGCCGGTTCCTAGTGCGCCGTCTATTGATAATGACTCACCGCCATCATCGATAGTAATAGAATTCCCGCCATCTTCGATAACAAAAGTCGTGCCAAACTTCTGTTCTACTAATACTGCATCTTTAGCGGTATTTTGTGGTAATAATATAAGACTCATGTTCCTATCCAGACAGATTCGCTAACAGTTGTATATTGTATTGACATGAATTGCTGGTTCATTATTACGCCAGTGTCACCTAGAATAGTCTCTGTGCCTGCAGGCACAACGGTTGTATCATACGTTGCGTCTATAATGGCGATATCAACAGTCTCACCAACATTGGCACTTGGGATTACTGGCAGCGTTATTTGAACCGCTGCAGCGTCTGCATCAACCACAATCAACGACCCATAAGCCGTATTATCCAACACTAAATCGCTGCTCGTTATAGTAACAATCTGCTTTCCAGAGACAGAATCGAATGCGCCGCCAGTACGCTGCCATAATTGAAATAATATCAATCTTTGCTGCTCAAAAAATGAGCGCGTCTCAGGATCATTAAAGAATTTTTCAGGTATTCTGAGTTGCGGGGGTGGATTTACTGATGTACTCATCTTCCAGCCAGCCTCAAATCAATCGCAGCGGAATAAATGTTAACACCAATAGGGTCAGATGTTGTGATTCTAACCACCATGTCATAAAAGCTTTTCATGCTGTACCATTCAGCCCTGATATTAAACTGTCCTAATCTGCCAATTTTTAACCATGATCCGGTAGACCATGTGCGCCCGCCATCATAGGACGCTTCTACCATTATTCGAGGATCAGACCCTTGACCAATCAACAAGCCCGTTCCGGTCTCTATAAGGAACTCCATTCGGCTCATCTGAACCCGTTTCCCTTTAGCGCCGAGAATATCGCTATTAATAGAGCTTATTACCCTGCGTCTTCGCCACGTCTCTCCGGCTTGGTCGTAGCTACCAAAGTCTAGCTCATACATCTTCCCATTATCATTATCGCCAATTAGCGTTTTGCCATAAACCTCAAGCACTGATCCGGCATTGTACCGCCCTGATCCAGTCCCTTCTGATAATTGAAACCAGCCCTTATCGCCAAGCTCTTCAATTAAGCACCATGTTTTATTGGCAAAAGGAAAAGTCAGCATATAGATGGTTTTATTATCAATGCTAAATACTTCCCCGAAAGCATCGCCAGTATATGAATAGTCTTTTATTGCGCCTGATACAGCGGACGTACTAACAACTTGCTCTTGTCCGCCTCTTGCTCGATATATCTTGTGGTCGTGGCCTAACCAATAAACGTAATCACGGGAATTGTTGACAGAATGTATAGCGCCTAGCCCAACATTAATAACCTGTCCTTCGATTCTATCAAATGGCGGAGTGCCTACGCCTGAGTTGTACCAGTTCTCAACAGATCGTTTCCCAAATCTATACAAAACCTGATCAAATGCGTAATCTCTAACTAAATCGTCTGGGTTTGTTTCTGCGCCTATGGCGTTTAGGCTTGTTGCTGATCCGCCATCGCCCACATCACTAAAAACAGTTAGCAAAGGAAATGTATAAGCAAATTGATTATTGATAAATGCAACAGATAAAGCACCAGCGATATCTGGATCAGAGACCGTAGTTACTAGGCCGGTAGCGCTGCTGTATTTGCTAACCGAACCATCTGCAACAATGAACATATTTATGCCATCGTCTGCAAAAATACACCTATCTGTGCCGGGAATGACTCCTAAGCTTGATCCATGAGAACCATCAGAAAGAACCTTATATAAATTCTGATCGATAACCCTATAGTCTACTTCAAGCATTAAATGCTGCCCGCGATCTATACCAGATACGCCAGCATCTAAAAGCGTTTGTCCGGGAAATGATTTGATTACATACTGATCCTTTCCCTGCTCCACCAGCTCATGGTAGAAGTTTCTTGTTTCCTGAACAGATAAAGGCCGAGACCTGTCTTGATAAGACGCGCCGGTTATATTGATAGGCAAGGTTTGAAAAGGCATTATGGCGTAGCGCCTTCCATACTCATTACAGGTGCAGGGCCGTATCTACCTATTTTCGAGTCGTTATTTGCGCCTTTTATCGCATTGATAAATCTCGCATAATAACCAGCAGCTTCCTCATGCATGTCAGTATGCGTTTTTAGCGCCCACAACGCGCCAAATAAATAGATATTAGGATGATTTGTTAGAATCGTATTACTGGTATTTGAAGAAGATAGCGCGGTAAACGATTGAAAATGCTGAATCTCTCCGGTATAAACCTGATCAGAAACCCTGTCAAATTCAATTTGATCCGTTACTGTATAAAATAACGGCATTCCGGTAGAGCTTATAAGATTCAATTGTGATGGCGTTCTAAATCGTAACTCAACAGATTCTCCATTGACTATCTGAATGCGAATCTTACGCATTGATTTATAACCTGTCGGTAGCGCTACAAATCGATCTGTTATGTTAGTTGAAAATGAAGACCGTGTTTCGCCTTCTCTTATTTCAAGTGGATGATCAGGATTTGCATACATCTCAGCCTCTGCAAGATCAATGAAATCATCGATCTTTAAATCCATATCATCACGATGAGACCAATCAATAATTGTTGCTTTTAAAGCGTCGTAATCTGCAAAGCTCATGTCTCACCTAAATTAGTTAGAGAGCCGAAGCCCTCTATTTTTTAATCTTCTTTAACTGGCTCTTCTGTTTCTTCAACAGATTTAACCGGCTTAACCGCTCGCGGCTTTTTTGTTTCCAATGACTCCATCCAGACATCACTAAATTGCTCTTTTACTGTAATTGTCTTGCCTGTTACAGAGTGTTTTACTGGTTTAAGTGTAAATTCTTGACCTTCAGTACGCAAAGAACCATAAATAAAACCCGTTTTACCTTCTTTTACTTTTACTTTCATTAACTCTCTCCATTCCTCCCCGGCACAATGCCGGAGAGGTTATTGGTTAGTTTTCTTAAGTGATTGCGTATCCGTCAGCATAATCGACAGTTGCATCAATCATACTCATTGGAGTCAGATAAGCCGTAATAGTGATAGTCGGTGATGTTCCCGCAAGAGTCGAACGAATACCAAGATACTGCTCATCATCACCAGCGCCAGTTGGTGGTATAGGAATTGCAAAGCGATAACCTGCAACCAGCAAATCTGCATCTTGTGCAGGTGCGCCCGGCGTTCCAGATTCATAGACTCTGCGACCCATTGTCACATAACCAGATGTTTGAGCTGCTACAGATGAGTATTCCACTTCAAAAGTGTAATCTTCATCGCCGGTAGTCTGATCTGCTGCAACATCTACAACAAATAAAACCGCCATCGGCTCACCATTACCAATTGAACGAGCTACGCCCAGATCAATCACGTTTGTTCCTACAGCAGTCGCCGTTAAAGCCTGCGCATCTGCGAATAGAGATTGTGAATCAACATACATAATAGTTCTCCTTAAGAAACTACAGCTTCAGCTTCAGTTAAAGCGTCAACAATGCGGACAGGGATGCCGAGGAACATCAATTGATGAATGTTATCACCCCATTGATTAATCGCTGGCTCGATAGTTACAGCGCCGGTGCTGCGATCCATTGCCATAACGCGCAGATGAGAAGCCACTGTGCGATTAACATAGAAAGCCGCGTTTGCGCCCGCTCTGGTTGGTAGACGGTCAATAGCGCGAGCCATTAACTTATCAATTGCTGTTGCCGCAGTGATGGCCTGAGTGCTTGCCTTAGCAACCAGATCAGAGACATCAATGTTCGGAATACGGACAACATGCCGCCAGTCTTTAACAACTAAGCCGTTTTTCCATTTCCATTCGTCCATATAGGCACGGAAACGATTATCACTTGAATCGAACGCATCGCCAATACCTAAATCTTCATGGCTGATACCAGCCTGAGAACCTTTAGGGAATACGCCAAATACGTTTTGTTGACCCCAGTTAACCAGCCAGATTGAGGAGTTATCAGAACCAGAACCGCCAGCACTAATGATATTCTGAGCGTTTGCTGCAGATAAATCATTATAACGGGGCGCAAAGCCCACAAACTGCTCAGGGTTAGCCGCTGAACCATAAAACAAAGTAGTTGCCATCTGTTGAGACATCGCCTCTACAAACGCAGCCGCTTCATCCATACGGTAAGCATTAACATTGCCATTAAGCTCCGCTTCATCTTGATCAATCTCACAGCGAGCCGTAAGAATAGCCGCGTTTTCTGTAACCTGCGCCTTTGTTGATTTAGATTTGGGAGTACCCTGATTGATTAAACGATAATAAACCGTAGGTAAACCAGTTCTGATAGAAGTCTGCTCACCTGTTGGCAAGTTACCTTCCTTGAATAACATATCATCGAGAACTTCATTTGATTGAGAAAGCAATTCTACTGTTTTTGCCACTTTGCCGTCTGGGTCGGTACTTTTCGCCCAGTCAGCCATAGTCAGCACTGTACTTGATAGTGTAGCCATAATTTAAGCTCCGTTACATTCCATAAAATTAGCCGGTCTTTTTGCCGCCGTAAAATATTTCGGCTGCAGACTTCGGCTCTGTAGTTACTTTGGTTGCTTTAGGTTTCGTTACCACTGGCACAGCGTCACGTTTCTTCTTTATTTCTTGCCCTTTCTCTTGCAGCTTGTCATATTTAGCCGCCTTCAAAAACGCAACCATAAAGATATGGTCTGTTGCTTTACTGAACTTTTCTTGAGTCATTCCGGCTTTAGTTGCCCACTCGCTTATAAGTTGAGTGTCTGTCGTATAAGTCTCAGTTGGCTTGCCTTCTTTGTCGAACCAGTCTGGGTTGGCTGCGTGTAGCTTTGCAACCTCATCCTGTAAAACGGCTGGATCGTCTGCAGGGGTTTCGCGTTCAGCTTTGACTTTATCCAAAGCATTTTTGCGATTGTCCGCCTTCTCTTTCAGTTCAATGTATCTATCAGGGTCGTCTTCCTTCAGCTCTGTCCAATCAATCGCCTCATCTTCAGCAACCAAAACACTTAACATGTCTTGCATTTCTGAAACCTTGGTTTGTGATATGGTCAGTTGTTCACGATCATTGGCGATTTCAGCGCGTTCTTTGTTAGCAAATTCCGCGTGTTCAGTCGTCTTTTTCGTGTAGTCCGATTGCATTAAGTGGCCGTTTTTCCACTTCCTAACTTCGTCAAGACTTATCTCTTCGCCATCTAATTCGATGTATTGAGTTGTCTCTTCGTCGTCTTCGCTTTCTAACTCTTCGGCTTCAGCTTCCGCCTCTTCCGGTTTCTCAAGTGTTTCAACTTCCTGTTCAGGCTCTTGAATTTCCTGTTCTGTAACGTCTGTTGCTTCGGCTGTCTCATCGAGATTCGATTCAGCAGTGTTATTATAAAACTTATCGGCAGTTTCCAGTGCTGGATTGTCTGACATAGCGTTTTATTCCTATTCGTCTGTGTTTGATTTTAACGTTTCTTCAGCCATTTTACCAGTTGTCAGCAATTGATCAAAGAAACTCTCTAACGCATCCATGTTTTTCATTGTGCGCCAAGCCTCTTCCCTTACATCATGCTGATCTTGGCTTGTGTTACAAAATATTTCGAATATCTGTGCCTTTCGGGTGGTTATCGCAGACCTATAGGCTTCATTATTAATAACCTGTTGACCCATTGCAGCAAATGCCGCCTCTTGCTCTAGTTGTTCTGTTTGTGCTTTATCCATTATTGTGCGCCTGCAGGTGCTGTGAATTTCTCTTCAACTTTGGTTTGCAGCTCTGCAATCTGGAAAGCCATGTCTTCCATAAACTGCTTGTTATCCTGTGCTGTTTTTATATTAAACTGCCTCTGGTCTTCTTGAAGCTTGGCGACTTGAAGCTGTGCATCAGACTGAGCTTTGATTAAATTACCTTGTTGCTTTATTGTCTCCGCCTCTGCTAGTGGATTCTGCATGGCCTGCAGTTGTTCTTGTAATTGCTGAACCAGCTTGGTAAGTATTTCATTCTGAGCTTTAATAAGCTGTTCCGGCTGATCTGGATCATTAAAGAACTCCTCAACATCTGGTTCTCCTGATGCTTTCACCATGCCTTTTAAGATATTAAACCGCTTAACTTCATCGGTCATTGGCGAGCCATTGGCTTGCAATTGCTGATGCACTATCCAAAGACCTGATAATGTCTGCAGTTTCTTCTCATCATCGCCAGCGCCAAGACCAACTTTACTAACTACGCTATGCTTCAGCTTCCAATCAGCCGGATTAACCGTTAACTCTTTACCTAATATTTCTATTTCTGTTACTGTGTTCTGGAAATTAGCATCTAGCCAAGCAATACCCTCGTATAGCTGTCTAAATCCTGTTTCAGCCATGACACGGGCAACCAACTCTGTCTTCTCTGCGCCTTTATCTTCAATGCCGTTAAATCTTGTGGCGGTTTCTTTTCCTAATTCATCAGCATCAAGACCCTGAGAAGCCATCAATGATCCGGTAGTTTGCGCTCTGGCTTGATCCCAATACTGAACAATCTGCAAGGCTCTATCACCGATATACGGAACAACAACCGGCATTAAATCATTTGCAATCGGTGTTTCTTTAGTTGATCTGATAACCCCGTTAGGTCGCATTACTAGCAGATCGTCCATATTGACGTTCTTATTAGCGCCCATTCGCGGATTGTTTACAGCATAGATATTATCTTGAACGCCACGCAATACAGCCGTTTTAATTCTCGCCACAGGTGCGGTAATCTCTGCACGACTCTTTCCGATAGCCTTATGAGGCATTAATAACGCGCTCATCACGGCATAAGGAACGTGATTAAATACTTCGTTAACAATAACAACATCACCGGAGCGCATAACATGACGGCGCTCTGCTATGCCATCGCCATCAAAATCAATCTCTGGATACAGGTCTTCAACTTCGACTTCTTCACTCGCCCAATTAGTTATCTTTGCCTCATCTTCAGAGCCGCCTTCTGCCTCATCCCTAATATCTTTTAATCTTGATCCGTCGTCTTCAGTGCTTCCGGCTGTTGGTATGGAATCAATTAGGTCTCGTTTAACACCTCTAGCCAGTAGCTCTCCGCGTGTCATTGTTGACACATCACCAACCATAGCCGCGGTGTTTTTATCCGTTGCATTTTTGGTCATGCGGAAGGATTCTAGCGGAACATCAACAATCTTAACGCTTTTAACTGTGCGCTCTACTTTGAAAACAATATCATTGTCTTCGCCTTCCGTTGTTTCTTCACGGACAATTTCAACGCTCTTAACGTTTTCCCCTTTCAGGCTTTCCTCAAACATACTCAACTCAACATCACTCAAGCCGGTTTTCTTATGCTCTTCAATCTCTGTGGTTTCTTCCATGAAATACTTAACAACTGATGTCTTTTGTATTTCTGCGTTTTTAATAAAACCATGTATTACAGGGAACGACCAAGGCTGTGATCTTACTTGCCAGTTAACGTACTTTGTTTTCTCTTCAGCTTCTTTTACGTCTTCTTCTTTTGTGGTGTTTGGTTTGAACTTTAATATATCGCCAGCACCTAGGAAAATTCTGGCTAGTGATGGCATATCAGCTTCAACCACATCCATGCAGTCATTAGAGACAACCTTAGAGCGCTCTGCCACTTCGTCGCCGTATGGGTTGCCCTCGTATCTATCTTGTAAGTATTCGTTTTCTTTGATGAAGGTTGAATTGTTGCCAGTTGCATCATGTGTCATCTGGTCTAATTCGTGTAGAAGTGTCGCCTCGTTCATAGCTGACATTATACAATACTCATTGGTTCGTAATTAAGCGGTTCCATGACTTCTTGCACCACAGGTTTGAATAGGCACATCATAACAGAGTCGGCCTCATTTGGGGAATCTATCTCTAGCGCCTTCATTTCCTTTTTGTTCATAATCTGAATTAATCCGTTTGGATTATCTTTTTTAGGTATTCGGCAAACCTCAGACCGTAGGCCTGCGATATTATCAACGCCCTCGGAATCTATACTAATCATTTCGTCAGGGTCAACATACTCACCCTTAACCACGCAGCGATAAGTATTATAAAATCGATCTCTCAGCATCCAGTAATATTGCGCCCTGTTGTTTTTGAATGTCTCTGCATACGTCTTTGGTTTTTGCTGCTCATCATCGCCATATTGTGGCATGTAAACCTTATCTGCATTGTCTTGGCCTTTACCTGACAGCGAACCTCTGAACATGTGATATTTAATGCCAGTGCCGGAAAATGCGGTAGAGACCTGACGCTTAAGACCTGTTCCCATTCCGTCGCCATCCCAAACAAACCAGCTCGCGTTATATTGGATCGCTAAACCTGTAGCCCAATCACAACCCTCATCTATCTCGCCTGTTGATTTAGACTTAACCGCCTTGATAATTGAGCCATGGCGGATAGCTAAGCCCTTGTCATCATCGCCTTTGTCTGATGGGTCATGAGCCGCAATGATAGCGCCATGAGGCTCAAAGACTCGTTTTAGTTTATCAAGCTTATGAGCATCAACAGCAGCATCAAACCACTCCGGCTTGATAATCGCGTCTTCTATTTCGTCATTATAATCACCTAACCATTTATGGTTATAGTAAGCCCGTGACATATTCTCATAATCCCACTCTCTTTCGCTTTCAAGCCCTGAATCTTCAAACCAAGGATTATCGCAATAGTTTATCTTAACGATTAGATGTAAATCATCTTCATAAAACCCGTGCTTCTCTATGTCGGTCTTATATGGCTCTATGAATCTCTGACTAAATGGATCAGCGCTACTGCCGGGGTTTGCAATGAATATCATCGATACAGAGTCTAAATCTGGGTGGGTGTCTATATCGTCAAGGATGGAATCTTCTTTGAATCGTTTTGGCAATCCGTTAATCGGTGCTTTTCTTAATGATGGCGTTAGGACATTGAGTGAATCTTGAGATATAAACTGAGCTTCTTCAATCTCAAACCGATTAAATCCGTGAGTCGATTTAACTGAATCTATGTTTCTGGCTATACCAGCAAACTCAAATACAGATTCTTCTTTATAGTTTATTGATTGTTTTTGTACCTCGAAACCAGCAAACCCGAACCGGCTAACCTCGCTTTTAACCAATGAATGAACAGAGTTTTTAATGCTTGATTGAAATTCTCGTAAGAAATACGTTCTGTTTTTATTATCCTTACCGTCAGCTATGGCTATATCAACACCTGCGACAGACTTGGTACTACCACGACCACCAATAAGAACAATAAAGCGCTTCGTTGACTTAATGACGCGCTCTATCTTTTCAGCAACGTAAATATCAGGCTCTAAATCAACTTCTGTCCATACATGTTTAATCTGTTGTATTGAACGCAGAAGACCCTCTTCAGGGCAGACGATACCAAAGACCGTGTTTCTCTCTGACTTTCTGCGGTTAAGCTCTAACCTAGCAGAAGCCTGTAGTTCAAGTGCTGCTCTGCCCACTTATAATCGCTTTTAGTTCTTCGTCTGATTTGTCGGATAGGTCAACCACGCCCAATGCGCCAGAAACCTCTGTTTTGTCAGTAAACAACTTCAAGTGTTTGCCAAGCAGCTCAAGCGATCCCTTCTTATCGATAATTTTAATTTTACTGGTTAGTCCAATCTGATCATCGCCAGTACCTATAACTTGGTGATCTATGCCACCAATAGCTCTTGCTACCTCTTCCGGCATATCAGGAATAGATAATAATTGACCTTTAGCATCAAATGCTTTTCTTATGTCCATGAAACCGATTAAGGCAAGCTCCTTTAATACTCTGTCCTGAGTTATTTCAGTACGCTTTGATCTTTTGTCCATTTCCTTCTGTATTGCGTCCTGAATGTTATGATTTGACAACATGGTAGAAGCTATCTGTCTTGCTGAATTCTCACTGTAACCGGCACGTATAGCGGCCTGAGTAGCATTAAGATCAATAATGTACTCTTTGACAAACATAGCCTGCTTATCAGTTAGTTTAGACATAACGAATAAAAACCATAAGCCGCTAATAGGATTAGGATAAAGCTTGCTGTTTTTTCAGTAAGAACAAAGAATGCTTGCCAGTGCTTTAGGGGTGTTAGGTTAGATAGCATTACATAGCTCCATAAGCGGCATAATCCCTTACGCCTATTTGTCGGGCTTGCTCCAATAGATAAGGTTGATCACCCCCGGTTAGCGCTTGGCTATGAATCTTGTTTATCGATGAATATAAACTCATCGGCATTATCAAAGCTATCATCATCAGAATGCTGGCGAACAAAGAGAGCATTACATTGCTGTTCATACTCAAAACGCCTTTGCTCTGCCTCGTCATCTTTAGCCTTCTGTAGCTTGTGTTTGTAGTCAAATAATCTAATTACCTTAGCCATAAGTCACCCGATTTTTGGGGAATATGGCTATATTCTAATAGGTTTTATCAATCAATAACAGATATATGATTATAATCGCCTATCAGCTTTCGTGTTGATGACATTTGAGCATTGCCTTTTATGCGCCATAAACCTGATTGGTCAATGTCGCCATCAATAGTCGTGTACTTGATGTACTCATTGGCTATGTAGTCCTCATCATCAACTGTCACGTTGACCGTTCCGAGGGTTACGCCATTAGCTACGGTCTTTGTTTTCTTTGTGCCGACGTATGGCTCAAGTATCATATTGTAATCGGTAGCCGTAGAAACATCTTCACCTAACTTAGCATAAAGAACATCACCATACTCACCGTTGTTTAATGTCATCATTATCTTAATTCCTGTTACGCTTGGCGCTATTGGTTCTTGTGCGGGTGGCTGTGCAGGTATTACACTGTAATCACCCCTTTGCCCACCATACAAACCTAATCGAGTACCCATCACACAATTTTAAAGGCGTCATTATTAGCCATTGCCGATGTCATTGCAGCAAACTCTATAACGCCGCCGGTTTCAGTATAGGCCGTGATTTCTCGACGCTCACCCTCTGCCGCGCCTGATGTGACTACAATATAAGCGCCGACTAGCTGATTATCTAAATAACCTGTCAAATTGGTTGTCGCTGATGTTGTGGTCAATGTGCCTGTTGCAGCAGTCCCGTAAATAATACCTAAGTTCAGATTATCAACAACGCCATCTATAATATCCAGCTTGGCCTCATTGGTGTCGCCTTGTGTGGTTAATTCGGCTATTACTATATCGGTTGCATCCTGCTTGGTTTCTGTTGCTGCGTTATCAGTGCCGCGCATGTCTGTGTTGGTGGTAGTTGTATCGACCAGCGTTACATTATCAACCGAACCGCCAGATGTAGAAATTGCGCCGCCCGTTACTATATCGGTTGCTGATGGCAGTGCGTCTATCTTAGTATCTACCGCTGCAAGCTCTGTACCTGTGGCCGCATCGTAATCAGTTAGAGCCGTGTCACATTCGGTATTAATCTTATCCATATTAATAAAGGCTGTCTCTACTAAGGCGGCCATACCTGCTGTATTGTCTGTTTTTGTGCCGATACCCCTTAAAGAAACCGAGGCATTAACATTATTGCTTGCATCGAAAATACACTGACCACCCGCAATATTAACAGTCAAGTTATGTGAAGCGGATAAATCTCTTAAATCTACACCACCTTTATGCCCATTCATTACTAGCGTACCCGATGCGCCTGATGCCCTTATTATCGGTGTACCTGTGCCTGCTACTAAACTATAAGAGTCAATCAATACATTATCGTCGCTTGTATCTAAGGTGATGTCATCAACAATACCGCATCGCAAGCCGTGAATATTAAATGTACTTACACCTGCTCCAGGATCTTGTAATGCACAATCAACCGCCTCTATGCGACCTGTGCCGCCCTGTGTACCCTCAAGAGATAAATTATGAAACTTACTGCGACTAACATCTGATGAGCCAAAATTAAGCGTGTTATCACGTACTGAGCCAATACCATAAAACTCCCAATCAGCATGAGTCGCGCCTAATGTGGTGTCTGAATTTCCCTCTAAGTAATAGCGATTAATACCCATTGCATCGGCAATCGTCCTTGCTGCGGCTGGTGTTGATACAGGGTTATCAAATGTACCATCTGTTCCAAATACAGTATTTGTGTTTGCTGCGTTTGAGTCTATATAAACACCAACACCAGAAGGGCCGATATAACTTACAAGTTTTGCTTTCTCGTAAATAGCATCTAAATCTAAACCACCTGCATCACTAATAGGCAAACCACCCGCTGCATCGGCTGCTGCATTTGGTAAAGCTGTTAGCCCCGCCCTTACAGAATCATCAAGATCGATGTCAGTTAAACGAATGCGACCGCCGATGACCACCATGCCGGTTACTGTTCCACCGACATCTACATAATCAACACCAGAAGCCACAGCCGCATCGGGCAAATCTAAACGATAGTTACCGTCTGAAATATGAACAAAGCCACCGTCTGAATGTGCGCCGCCTTCGGTTTGTGTCGCCTCTGTTATGGAGGTGTGAGCTGCACCCGGTCTGCGATACCATAAATCTATGCCAGCCGTGTTAAATACAACGCCGGTTTCTGGCGTACCATCTGTACTATCAACTATACGGATAGTGCAAGAATAATCTGTTGAGCCTTTTGTGATCGCGTCTAATAACATAAGTTATCCGTAATAAGCGTTTAGTAATGGGAGTATTGTACCACCCGCCGCATCTGTCGTGAAACTTGCGCTATGCTGAGTGTTTGATTCATTGCTGGCCGCGTCATCGTGGACATAGTGTGCATAATAAGTTGTTGAAGGACTTAAGCTGGTGAAACTAACATTCTGTACGCCTGTTGTACTCACAGCCTGGCTAGAACCTGTTTTAATCGTTGCGGCTGTTTCTGTGGCGTTAGTCGTCGCTGTGAAATACAGCGTTCCGTTGCCTTCGTCTGTTGATACTGTGCCGTCTGCTGTCGTGCTTCCCGTCTTTGTTCCGGTAGGACTACTTAATATGGGCGCTGTAACATCGCTTGCCGTCGCTACATATAATGCCGTATGCCTTAAAGACATTAGATGCCAACCACTTCCCAAGCAAATGCGCGGCCTGTACCTGCTGTTTGTTTAAGTGTAAATACGCACTCCGAAACAGTCGGAATAGGGATACTAATAGCTACTAAATTGGTTTGGGCATGTGCATAATTACCAATATAAGCTTGTCTTGTCGTACCAGTGGAGCGAACTTTTACCTTAGCCCTTAATTCTAATTCATCACCGTCAGCCAGATTAGACAAATCAACGGTTAAAACATACGTTCCCGCTGTTGTTACTGTTGATAATGTATGCTCTGTTGTTATTACGGCTGTTTGCGAGCCTTCCGCTGTTGATGTTGCCATTAAACCACTCCGTAAATTATGTAATCGATATTGCCGCGACTGTTAGTGCTGTTTTGCTGGACTCGAATTGATACCCTTGAACCTGAAGGAATTTCTAGCGGTATAAAGGGTGATGTAGGATTGTTTATCATTTCAGCCTCATTAAGCATAAGCATCCAGTCAGGTAAGATTATCTTTTCGGATGCTGCTGAGCCGATGGCAACGTCTATTTGTAATCGTATATTTGCCGCAAAATCAATATTCCGCCAACCCATCGCTAAGACAAAGCCTTTGATATGATCGCTTGATGCGGTTAATTGCGTGTAGCTACCTTTTGAATTACTTGTTCCTGCTGTCACCTGAGTTCCACCACTATCTGCTGTGGTTGCGCCCATAGCAACAACTCTTGAACCTGCTGATGATGGCATTAATGATTGACCAAATAACTGCATGGATACATCAATAGCCTCTGAGCCTGTTGTGCATTGAACTCTGGCTGATATTCTAGTGCCTGATGCAATTTCTATCGGGAAGCTGTAATGATAGGTTTGTTGCCTTGAAATATTTGTTGCTGTTGTTCCTGCTTTCGTGAATAACAGGTTAGGAATAATCACGACTTCTGAGCTTGCCGCACCAATAGCAATATCAACCAGATAATCTGCTGCTGTTGCATCATCGGCATAAATAATCGTTACAGTAACAAAAGACGTATGATAGCTCGTCGAAGCGATAAGCTCTGTATAACTGCCTTTCGTGTTAGCCGTAGCATTGGCTGTTATCGCTGTACCACCAGTATCGGCGCTGACTATGCCTGCTGATTCAGCGACCTGCAATCCACCTTGTGTACTAAAATCAGCCATCAGCTAACACCAGAGCTGCACCGCCTGCCTGTAATATGCCGATAGTCTCAAGGTAATTAACACCGTTTTGAATCATTGTGTTATCAAGATCAATATCATCGAGAAAGTCTAAGAAGCGCATAAAGCTGGATATGTTCTTTTGTT